TTGGCAAAGACGAAGCGATGACATACGCCTCGTTCGGTATTCACAAGCGACTTGTGGAGGAAGATGGATTCAACCCCACAAGTGACGAATACTACGAGGAAATTAACAAACGCATTCGCGAGGAATTTCCCCATAAATTTAATGGGGGAGAAAAGGCAGGCAGCAGACCCGTTCAGACAGTTGCATCCGCCTCAAGAACCTCAGGAACTGGACGCAAGACCGTGAGACTCACACCATCACAAGTAGCGATTGCTAAAAAATTAGGTGTGCCACTTGAAGAATATGCGAAATACGTGAAGGAGTAGGCATATGAATAAAATAAATGAAAACAAAACTCCACGCGCTGCCCAAACCCGAGACAAAACGACTCGAAGGAAACCATGGGCACCACCATCATCTCTTGATGCACCACCTGCACCCGACGGGTTCAAGCATAGGTGGATACGCGCTGAAGTCTTAGGANNAGAGGATANTAAAAATTTATCAGCTAGACTAAGNGAAGGATTTGAGCTTGTAAGAGCTGATTCCGANNGCGATTATCCAACAATACAGGATGGCAAATATGCAGGTGTTATAGGAGTTGGAGGATTATTACTGGCCAAGATTCCGGAAGAAATCGTGGAAGAACGTATGGCTTATTTTGCGGATAGAACGCAAGATAGAGACGACGCAATAGAAAGCGATCTATTGAAGGAACAACATCCCAGTATGCCAATCAGCAAGCCTGAGCGGCAAAGTCGTGTAAGCTTCGGTGGTAACCGGAAAAACTAATTTTTTAGCTCTTCCTCCATCGAATTAAATATTAACACTTAATCGGAGGATTTTTTCCAATGGCAAACCAAGATGCGGCCTTCGGGTTTAGACCCGTGGCACACTTAGCTGGTGGAACGATTCGTGCGAGAGAATATAAAATTGCAGCGAACTATGATACAGCGATCTATACAGGTCAAACTGTAATAGCTGTTACTGCGGGCGGAATTGAAATCTGTCCTGTAGGTTCAGTAGTTCTAGGCGTATTTTATGGCGTCTCTTATACGGATCCAACAACTGGCAAACCAACTTGGTCAAAATACTATCCGGCAAGTACTAATGCAAGTGACTTAAAAGCTATGGTCTATGACGATCCGTACATTGTGTTTGAAATACAACACGATGGCACAGGAACGGCGGCGATGAACTTTGGTGGACATGATCTGGTAGGAACTAGTGGAAGCACTATTACTGGACGATCATCACAAGAGCTCGATACGTCTGAAGTTGATACATCTGGTCAGTTTAAACAGATCGGAATCTCAACAGATCCTGACAATAGCGATACAAGTGCTGACAACTGTAATGCATACGTAGTATTCAATACAGGTGAGCATACTTGGAAGTTAACAACTGCATTAAGTTAGAGTGAGGCAAATAAATGGCAATTTCTAGAAACCAGTTGGTNAAAGAACTTGAACCAGGCCTCAACGCCTTGTTCGGGTTGGAATACGACCGCTANGAAAACCAGCACACACAAATTTTCGATACTGAAAATTCTGATCGTGCTTTCGAAGAAGAAGTAATGCTATCCGGTTTTGGAAGTGCTCAAGTGAAACCTGAAGGTAGTTCAGTCAATTACGACGACGCTACTGAAACTTTCACTGCGAGATACACTCACGAAACTCTGGCATTGGCTTTTTCAATTACTGAAGAAGCAGTAGAGGACAACCTTTACGATAAAATCAGTTCACGTTATACCAAAGCATTGGCACGTTCGATGTCAAACGCTAAGCAAGTAAAAGGCGCTAATGTTCTCAACAGAGGATTCAATAGTTCCTATACTGGTGGCGACGGCTTAGAGCTTTTCTCTACAGCCCACGTTACTCTTGGCGGAAACGTCAAAAACGAGCTATCAACTGCTGCGGATCTTAACGAAACATCTCTTGAGCAAGCTTTAATTGATATTGCTGGAATGAAAGACGAAAGAGGAATGAAAATTTCTCTTAACGGCACAAAAATGATCATTCCAGTTAATCTTCAATTTACTGCTGAGAGACTGATGAAATCGCAATTGAGACCAGCTACTGCGGATAATGATATTAATGCTCATAGAAGCATGGGAATGATCCCGCAAGGGTATGTAGTTAATAATTTCTTAACTGATACTGACGCGTGGTTCATTAAAACCGATGCTCCAAATGGCATGAAGCATTTCCAAAGAACACCTGTTTCCACTAAAATGGAAGGTGACTTTGATACTGGTAACGTTAGATACAAAGCAAGAGAAAGATACAGCTTCGGCTGGTCTGACTGGCGCGGTATCTTCGGATCACCAGGTGCTTAATTAATATTTATGGGGCGGCTTGCCCGCCCCATTTATAACTAGGTTTAACCAATTGTACCGACTGGCCTAGCAGACTATCGTAGAAGCGACGGTATGATTTAACTACGAGGAATTTAAAAATGGCAAATACTACATTTAGTGGTGCAGTCAGATCAAAGACTGGTTTTAAAGTAATTAATGAAGCTTCTTCCACTGGTGCTGTTACAGAGACTGGTTTTTCAGTTAACTCAACTGGACAACTGGTTGCACTTGGAACTCACAAGTTTCAATCTTTTGCAGGAACTCTAGCATCAACAGATGCTGCTGATACAGCATACGGTGATGGTGATGTTCTTGTGGAATTAGGAACTCTGAACACAGATGCACCAGACGACTTAGTAACCCCTTCTAAATTTTTTATTCATAGAGCATTAATTGGCATTACAACTGCGGCAGGACAAACTCTTGTTGGTGGATTAATGTTAAGTGCTACAAGTGGTACAGCTACCAACTCTGCTGTTTCATCTGGAACAGAAATTGTTGGAGCAGGTGTTACTTCATTTAACGAACAGTTAAGTGCTACACAATCAGTTACTGAGATTGATGTTAACCTTAACAATACAGCAGGTTTATATCACATATTCGTTCCAAACGTAAATGCAGCTATAGCTAGTAAATACTTATATGCATTTTCTACTACAGCAATTAATGCTGATATTACAGCAGGTAGATTTACAGTGGAATTAGAGTATTCAGTATATTAACAACAACGGCTAGGGTTAAAAGCCCTAGCCTTTTTTTTAGGAGGAATAAAATATGGATGTAAAATCTGGCAATATCACAACTGCCACTACAACAACCGTGTTTGATGGCCCTGGAAGAATATTAGGAGTTTCATGGGTACAACCCTATAATGTTGCGGCAGGCACTATTACTTTATTGGATAGTTCCACAACCTTGGCAGTAGTTGATGTACCGAGAACGAATGATTCAGATGCTGGAGACAGTAAATCTGTATCAGGCTCTATAATGTTTCCGGGTAGGGGATTTAGATGCGAAACCACCATTGTATGCACGAATGTTGTAACCACGCATGTAACAGTTTATTACAATTAGGATAAATTATGGCAACTTCTGGAACTAAGACGTGGACACTGTATGTCGATGAAGTCATCGATGAAGCTGTATCCCGTATTGGCAGTGATCCCATTACAGGAAAAGAGGCAAGTAGTGCACGAAGAACTCTAAACATAATGATGCGTGACTGGGGAAACAGAGGCGTTCAACTATGGACAATAGATGAAACAACGCAAACTGTAACCGAAGGAACGGCAAATTATACATTGGACACTTATNTTGTGGACATTACAGAGGCTGTCTTATCCAGAACTGAAAACAGTGTAAGAACTGATTTTCAAATGGCAAAGATTAATAGGGAGGANTATATGAACATCCCNGTTAAATCAACAAAAGGAAGACCATCTCAGTTTTGGTTGGACATGCAAAGGGCTGCCCCAGTGGTATACCTATATCCAACTCCACAAAACTCCACGGATGTCTTTCGTTATAAAAGAAGAAACAGAATAGAGGATATTACGGCTTCAACAGAAAGCATAGATATTCCAGATAGATTTTTACCTTGTGCCGTAAGTGGGTTATCTTTCTACATGGCACAGAAAAGACCACAAATTGACATCAATAGAAGACAGGAATTAAAACTACAATACGAGGAAGAATTCAAAAGAGCCTTGGATGACGGAAGAGAAAAGGTTGACCTTAGAATTATTCCTAACATAGCGAGGGCATAATGCCAGAAGAATTAAAGACAGATGATGAGAAGTGTGAAAATTGCACTTGTTTCTGTGATGACTGCGAATGCACAGGCGACAACGGATGTCCCAAGTGCAACTGTTATGAAATGGAAGACAAGTAATGGCATTTGCCAGAGGTAAATTCGCCAAAGCTGTATCTGACAGAAGTGGATTGGCTTTTCCTTACAATGAAATGGTTAAGGAATGGAACGGTTCTTTGGTTCACTACAGTGAATTTGAAGAAAAACATTCACAGTTAGAT